ATCGATCTTTGATCTAGAAACTGAACTTCTACCTGTGCTGGTCGGAATCACCAAGCGGGGCATTCGCTTTGATCGCGATCGAGCAACCAAGCTCGTGGGCGAGATGCAAGACAAAGAGGCCCAGTTAGTCAAAGCCATTCGCAAAGCCTGTGGGTCGCCTGTGGACATCTGGGCCGCAGCCAGCATCGCTACAGGGTTTGACAAGCTCGGGATCCATTATCCAAGGACCACGAACGGACTGCCAAGCTTTACCAAGAGTTTTCTTGACACGCACGAGCATCCGATCTGTAAGCAAATCGTTGAAGCACGCGAACTCAACAAGACCCACGGCACGTTCTTGCAGCCTTACCTGGACTTCTCTGCGTACGATGGTCGCATTCATCCGCACATCAACCAGATCCGGTCTGATGATGGCGGCACGGTCACAGGGCGGCTTTCCATGGCCAACCCCAATCTTCAACAGGTTCCGGCCCGTCACGAGGTCATTGGACCCATGGTGCGTGGTCTGTTCTTACCGGAAGAAGGCGAGATATGGGCTGCGAATGATTTCTCGTCTCAAGAGCCACGCCTGCTTGTCCACTATGCAAGCCTCCTGGGCCTGCCTGGGGCAGATGACATGGTTGCGGCTTATCACAAAGACCCCCGCACCGACTTTCACCAGATGGTTGCCGACATGGCAGGCATTAAACGCAAGGCTGCAAAGACGATTGGCTTAGGGTTGATGTACGGCATGGGCAAACAAAAGCTTGCCAACAGCCTGGACTTGCCGCTTGATGAAGCGGATGAATTAATGAAAAAATTTCATCAAAACGTCCCATTCTTGCGTGGCACGGTGGATGCCGTGATGCGTCGGATCGAGCACCGGGGTTCGGGAGGCGCGATCCGTACACTCTTGGGCCGCAAGTGCCGCTTCCCGCTTTGGGAGCCTACCGAGTGGGGCATCAACAAGGCACTGCCTTTTGAAGAGGCGTCCATCAAGTACGGACCAAGGATCAAGCGTGCGATGACCTACAAGGGTCTGAATCGATTGATCCAGGGGTCAGCAGCAGACCAGACCAAACGAGGCTTGGTTGAGCTCCACAAGAAGGGCTTTACGCTGCTCTTGCAGGTGCATGATGAGATTGCTCTTTCCGTTAAAAGCCGCGAAGAGGCTCAAGAGGCCGCACACGTCATGGCGACAGCCGTTAAGCTGGAAGTGCCTTCGATTGTTGACGTAGAGACTGGACGTTCTTGGGGCGAGGCTGCATAATGAACGCGGTAGTGTCCATAGCTACCTCTCCTGTTGTTGTCTTCCCGACGATGTTGGCCCGTGGTCCAAGGATCACGGGTCTTTTTTATGACTGCTAAAAAGAAGAAGAAAGGCGGTCGACCACGCCTATGGTTTAAGCGTGAGAAGAAGGTCATCTCGCCCTCGCGCAGACAAACAAAACCTTGGTGTACGGTAATGCTTCCACTGGAAGCTTATGCGATGCTGACAGAGTTAAGTGAGTTTCATATGGTTTCTCGCTCAACGATTGCGCATCGCTTGATCTACGCAGAGTTTTTACGTACACTTTCTCGCGTAGACCCCGAGAAAGCTAAAGAAATGGAGAAAGAATTTGAAGCGCGCTTTCACAATCCCGTTATCGAACGTGTTGAATGAATTAAACGTATTTGTTCAATACGAAGTCCTGCCAGCCGAAGTTGGATTGCCTGAGCAGATCGATATCAAAACCGCATGGCTTGATCTTGAACACCAAGATAGGCCAAGACGTGTCAACATTCTCGGCGCATTGACAGAATCTAATCTCATGCTTTTAGAGGACGAAGCCTTTGAACACCATCGAGCCCTACAGAAACCTATCCAAGAGCGGGATCCGCGCCAACTTGAACTACTACCAGACCCGTATGGATCGGTTGAGGCGGGAAATACGCGAGTTGGAGTTCCAGTATCAATTGAACATCTGCGCGTACTCGTGGATGATTGACGACCAAGGAGAAACCAATGCAACACCTGACCAACCAACTTCGGCTGATGGCCGAGCAGATGACTGACATGGAAGATGCACGCATCATCATGTACGCCGTTAATCACATCGAAGCTGCCAGGATTTGGAAACTTCGTTGGGCCGAGGCTGATGAGAAGTTACACAAGCTGCATGAAATGCATGACAAACTATTGAGGGAATACAATGAATACAGAAGGCGACACGGAGACTGACTTTCCTATCAGTCCTGAACAAATGAAGTGGCCGTTCAGAACCGAGGAAGAACGAAAAAAGATCATCAAATGGCAACAAAAACAAAAAAGACGTGATAAAGTAAATGAACTCAGCGATGTTGAGTTAGCACCTTACTGATACAGGAGAAAGAAGATGGAAGAACGTCAATGGAAGTCCGGTTCAGATGTCCTAGCAAGGTTTCGTAATCAGCCTGCTGCCAAGACGCTTACGCGTTTTGATCTGCGTGGTCAAAAGGACATTGAGAGCCAGCCCATCGAAGAAGTCGAGTACAGCTTTCGCGGTGTTGGCCTTGCAGTCAATATCAAGCGTGAGCCACGCGAGACTTGGATCCCACCTAGTGAAGATCCTTTTTACAAGGCCAAGTGGTCTTTTTACAAAGCTCTATTTTCAACAGGAGAGTAATCATGGAAGAAGTTAAGAAAGTTTCACCGCTTAAGGGACGCAAGCTTGGGCCACGCAAAAAGCCTTCGCCCTTGAAAGGCCGCAAGCTTGGGCCCTCACCCTTGAAGGGTCGCAAGCTCGGTCCTCGCAAGCCGAAGGTTGGCGTCATACCTCTTAGCCTCTTGGAGGTGGCACGGAAGGTTGTTGACGCTACTGAGCCTAAGAAAGCTGTTTTTGATGGCGTCGATAAGATCCTGCAAGAGCGTGCCCAGAGTTATGGCACCTTTGTCTCGCTTGCCAAAACGGCGCAAGAGTTTAAGTCAGTGCTCTACAGGGAGCTTGGCTCAAGGAACAAGCGCGTTGCTGATGACCAAGCCGAAGCCCTTGACATGATCATCCACAAGATCGCCAGGATCATCAACGGCGATGCGGATCACATTGACTCATGGGCTGATATCGCGGGCTACGCCAAACTTGTTGCCGAGCGGCTGCAAGGCAGGACGCTATGAACCACGACGACGATTTAAAAAAGACCGTTGAAGCAAGCAAGGATTTGCTAACCAAGGCTATTGAGCTTTTCAACGATTATGACGCCGATGAAGTGATGTACGTGATCAGTTGGTTGATGGGTATTCATGTGCATTACGTTGTTGACCGTGAACTGATGAACGAAGATAAGGCTTTAAATACCGTGCTTTCACTGGTCCGATCGGCTTACATCGCTCAAGGGGAGGATGACAATGACTAGGGATCACGAAGCCATTGTTCACGTCATCAACATAGCGTTGAATCATCACGAGTGGCGGCTCGTGCGCCATCTCACACGTCTTATCGAGATGCTGGATGCGAATGACGCCGAGCAGCTTGAGCAACCGTCTTTTTTAATGCGTAGCCAAAGGAATGATCATCATGTTAACGACTAAAGTTATGGCGATCACGGCTCCCGAGCCTGTGTTCGTCTTAAATGGTATGACTTACCTGCCTCATTACAGCAAGCCTTGTTGGGTGCAGCCAGGGGCTTTCACCACGACTCACAACATCATAAGAAAAATGGATGAACATGCTGAGGACGTGAACAAGCGGCTCTCTGCCTCGGAGCTCTTTGCCATGGGAGCCAAGGTCGAAGAGCAATCCTTGTGGCCTCGTGAGTGGACGAAGAACTGGCAACAGTGGTTGAGGCCCTAGCCATGGGCAAGAACCGCTACGTTCAAGCGTTTCTTGCGCTTGATCTTACTGATCCGAATGCGTATATCAATGCATATGCGCCCGATATGCGGAGCAGGGATATCGTTTTACGGATCATGGCCCAGGGCCAACGGCAGTGCGATGTAGCTAAGGCCTATGGCCTTAGCGGAAGTCGGATTCACCAGATTTTGAATATGACGCTCCGGAAACTTGTTCGACTTCACAAGGGAGGCAAACGATGAGTCCCGCTCACAAGTTCGCGATGCTTGCAGCATGGCTCGAGGGCTATGCGGAGGGCCTGCCGGATTACTGCACGGCAGAGAAGTTCAAGATTAAAGAGGCAGCAGAGTTGCTCATGGAAGTTTATGAGCAGCGGATGCAGGGCAATGATGGTTGGAAGCAGCATGCTGGGGACCGGGCGTGAACAATGCCGAGATCCTTAAGCTAGCTCGGCAGACAGGCGTGTTGTTATCAGGGAGGGCAGAGCATGAGGAAGCGGTCAAACGCTTTAGTAAGCTCTTGCTCAACCGGTACAAGGCACTGACACGGACGCAGACTGAGTACTTTGATGTACTCGATGATTGGATGTCGCTTGCCGACTTAGCCAAAAGGTTTAGTTGTACGCCGCAAAATGCGCTCAAGATGATGAGAGCGCTTGAAGCGAAGGACTTGGTCGATAAGACGATGCTCTTTCGAGGAACTTGGGCGTTTTACTACAGGAGAAAGTTATGACGCTGATGCCAAAGGAGCGCCGAAAGCAGATGATCTTTGATTACCTGCGTGGGCTCAAGAACCCCGTTACGGCAGAACATGTCGGGGAGAAGTTCAAGATCACCAAGCGCCGTGCTGACCAGTTGCTGGTTGAGTTGGCAGCGGATGATCTGGTCATCAAGACGAAGGGCTACAAGCAGCAGGAAGTGACCTGGAAAAAGACGATGGTGATCTGCTTTGCAGTCAAGGATGAGTACCGGACCTACAAGAAACGCGAACCCAAGGTAGTGAGGGCTTGGCACGATCCCTTTGGCATAGGGGCGCGGACATGAGTGCGATGACAAAGAAAGAATGGATGGAGTACCTAGAGAAGACATGGGATGCCGCGCAGAAAGAAGCGTGGAGCGAGCCGCAATTTGAATGCCCGAGGTATGGGCATTGCTGCCAAATTCAACAGGCCGCACAGCAAGCAGTAGAGGTCATGGATGCTCACATGATGAGAGCCGACACAGATGAGTTTTACGAAGCTAAGGAAGCTTTGCGCCAAGCACTAGCGCAGCCTGAGCAAGAGCCGGTGGCGTGGCAGCCGATTGAGTCAGCGCCGAAGACGGGACGCAAAGTGATCTTGTTTTACAAGAACCGTCTTCACGTAGGTAGAACGGTGATAGCAAGGTGGCTAACAGACGAGCAGGCTACAGAAATAGATGGCGATGACGTGGGCTTAGAAGGTGGCTGGTATGAGTGTATTGACAACTGGGACGACTACACAGAGGTTGCAATTCACGAAGGTGAGCCGTCGCACTGGATGCCACTTCCAGCGCCTCCAATCGAAGCACTACGCCAAGCACTAGAGACATTTGGAGTTAAATGATGAGCACAAGTAACGCAAGCACTATCCCTAATTTTGTCCCTAACTTTGAAGGGCCGACCGCTAAAGGTCCTTTTGAAATCAAGGACCCCTGGAAGAACCGCTCTGCTGGTATGCGCTGTCAGACCTGCATGTGGTACGTCCCTAAGGCGGGAGCGCCTGTCTCCACCGAGAAGGGGTCGTTTGGTCGATGCCGTAGACATGCGCCCACGATGGGGGGCTTCCCAGCCGTCTTCGGCATGGACTGGTGTGGCGACCACCGGTTGGATGAGGGTAAATTATGAGCGAAAACAAAACAGCAAAGACACCAGCAGATGGCGGGGCAGCGTTTCCCGTTGCACATTCGCATCTAATCCAATCAGGTATGTCCCTGCGTGATTACTTTGCAGGGAAGGCGATGCAAGCACTGGCGCAGGGGAATTATTTTGATGCAACCGCGAGGCAGGCTTACATGATTGCAGACGCGATGCTGAAAGCGAGGGAGCGATGAGCAGAGAAGCTATGAAACAACCCGAAGCCCTGCGGCTGGCTGATGCGCTGGAAGAACTTGACGCGCAATTCAGCCACACGGGTCTATGCGGAGAAGCCGCTGCCGAACTGCGCCGGTTGCATGAGGTCAATCAGGATATGCTGAAGGCGTTGCACGAAGCACTAGAGACAGAGCAAGAGCCTGTGGCGTTTATTAATGTGGAAAAGCAAAAACTTGAGTGGGCCAAACTTACATCGTGGCATACGCCAACAATAG